TTTATCAGACAAAGCAATGATGTGGTTGGCGAAGAAAAAGCCAGTGGTTATGGTGCATCACAAGCAATCTCGGTCACCAGCCAGACAGCATCTACTAACCTCAGCATCGTTACTTATATGTCACACCCCAGCTCACCTTGCCATAGAGACCTCTTGGACTCAGCCACAGAAAAGCACTTGGTTGCTGTCTTCGCACGACCCTAAAGAGTTTGAGGCACAGGAGAAAGAGAACTTCGCACTTTGGGCTGCCCGACTACACCCACAAAAAGGTGCTGACAACGCAATTGCTTGGGCTGAAAAGAATGAGGTAGAGCTTTTGATGTATTGGGACAAGCCTCGGTCTAAAGTTCTAGAAACCATGAGTAGGGCAAAGCAATTTGTATTTTTGCCAAATGACTTTGATGCCGAACCTCGCACGGTGATAGAAGCGGTGCTATCGGGATGTCAGGTGCACATCAACGACCAAGTTGGCTTAGGCTCAGTCCCAAATTGGGACAACCCAGATAAATTAGCCAAGCTCGTTAGCAGTTCTGCTGAGATTTTTTGGGAACTTGTATCTTGATAACAATAGGTATCGGCACTGGGCTTTGGGGAACTCGTTATAACTCTTTTCTGCCTCAATGGTGGAATGGCGTGAAAACCATCCGCAGACAACCCGACTCCATCATTTTTGTGCATGACCCTCAGAACCGTGACTATGTTCACGAGCAGATGCCACAAGAATACGAGTCAATCACAACATTTATTGAGATGACAGGAGAGTTCTCTGACTACATGCATGCTATGGCGTGGAATCAGACAAGTGACTGGTATTCGCTTTGCGGCGTTGACAATCAGTATCTACCAGGCGTATTCGACCAAATAGAAGAAGCAGATGCTCAAGGATGCGACATCTACATAGACAAACTACAAGTCAAAGGCACTGGTCAGATTCTTCAAGGTAGGTGGATACCCGAGAAGATTCCTTACGAAATGACCTGCCCAGGAGCAGCTCCAATAAAAAGGGAGCTCTTTCTTAAGACGGGTGGCCCGACTAAGGGTGCTATCTTTGATGACTGGGAACTCTACATTCGGTGTGTAAAAGCTGGGGCAAAGCCGTTCCACGCAAACACCTTCCGCTGTCTTTATGACATGGGACATAACCATGTGACAATGAGTGGTGTAAACCGCCCAGAAGACCATGACCGAATAGGTCGAGCCCACATAGCTAAAAGTCCGAAAAGAGCTTGGTTTCGAAGAAGGGTAGAATAGAAGCATGGCGATTACTAACGGATACACGACCCTTAGCGAAGTCAAGGGCATTCTAAGGATTACTGATTCGGTTGACGATTCTTTGCTGGAGACCTGTATAGAGTCTGCTTCTAGGCAAATTGACAGTCATTGCGAAAGAGTCTTTACCTCTGGCTCAGCTACAAGGCTTTTCGTGCCGAATGATTCCTACCTAACAGAGACAGACGACATCATCTCTATTACAAGCATCAAGACAAGTTCTGATGCTGATGGAAGCTTTGACATTACTTGGACTCCGTCTGACTACCAGTTAGAGCCCCTAAATGGCCTCTCAGGAGGCTCATACAGCCCCTACACACGCATTCGTGCAGTAGGTGACTATTTGTTTACCACAGTGAACTTCCCCGAGTCACAGGGCGAGGCTACGCTACAAGTAGTAGGTGTATTCGGTTACGCAACTGCCGTCCCGACAGACATCAAACAAGCTTGTAATCTTCTGGCGATTAGGCAATACAAGAGATACGATTCCCCTCTTGGAGTTGCTGGCTTTGGCGACATCGGCGTTGTCAGAGTCAGTAGAGTTGACCCCGACATTGAAGCATTGCTAGGCCCTTATCGCAGAATTAGGATGGCCTAATGACCATCTATGCCATGAGGCAGGGTTTAGCTACAAACATTGCTACTATTAGCGGGCTTCGGGCATCGGCTGAAATTCCTGATAACCCATCCCCTCCAATCGCAATTATCAATCTAGATACCATTGACTACAACCTAGCGTTCAATCAAGGATTGACGCAATACAACTTCGTTGTAACTGTTATTGTCGGCAGGGCTGCCGAGAGAACAATGCAAAGGAAGCTCGATGCCTATTCAGAAATCTCAGGCTCTCAGTCTGTGAAACTTGCGATAGAATCGGATAGGACACTCGGTGGCGAGGTGCAAGACCTACGGGTAGAGCGCAGCAATGTTCGTGGGTTCGATAACTATAAATGACCAAATCTATCTGGCGGCTGAGTTCACAGTACACCGTCTATGCATAAGGAGAAAAAACAATATGGCAAAGTATGTTGTCACTGCCAACACAGTGACTCTTAACTCGCAGGATATCTCCAGTTCATGCGCTCGTGCGGAACTGGTGATAAACGCCGCTGAGGTTGATGTAACTGACTTCGGTTCTGCGGGCTGGACTGAGGTAATTGGTGGCCTAAAGTCAGGCACCGTATCCCTCGACTTCCACTCTGACTTCGGTTCAGGTGCAGTCTCAGAACTGTTCCAAGACCTAATCGGAACCATCGGAACCGTAACCCTAATTGCTGGCAACGGAACCGCTGCTTCGGCAACCTCGCCGCAATATAGCGCAGAGGTTTTGATAAATTCCTTCACCCCTATTGCTGGCGCAGTAGGCGACCTCAGTACCTTTTCAGTATCGTTTCCGACAACCGGTTCTGTAAGCTACGCAACAGACCTAAACAAAGGAAAATAAATGCGATTCAACCTAGTAATTACCTTCGCAGACGGAACCAAGAAGGAAATCACGGCCAGCACCCCTGACCTGGTAGCCTTCGAGGACCAATTCAACGTTTCAGTTGGATCACTCGCTAGTAGCCAACGCCTCGGACACTTGCTGTTCTTGGCGTGGCACAGCGAACACCGCACCAAATCAACCAAGCTCGGTTACGACGAGTGGCTAGAGACGGTTGAGCAGGTCGGAGAGGGAGAGACAGACCCAAAATAAAGGGCCTGGGGCGACGACTCAGCTCACTGGTTCATCGCCGCTCTCTCTGTAGAAACAGGCATCTCTCCTAGAGAGCTGATGGCTCTTGACGATCGGATGCTGTGGACAATGTATCGCTGGATAGTAGCTAAAAACGTTAGCAAATAGAAGCGGCCCCTTCGGGGGCCGTTTTTCTTGTTGCGGTAAACTAAATACATCAGTTAGGCGGTTTTAGTGTCTCTAATGTTACTCGGTCCCCTTCGCGGGGCATTTGTCGCAAACGCTATCCGCGGCTTCTCTACCGCTTCGCGCGTGAATCCGAATATAGGCAATTTCAACGCAGCGCGTGATCTGGGCTTTGCAGACAATAAAGCAGTGGTAGAGCTGAGAAACCTAAAGCAACTAGAAAGAGCGCTACGAGAAGCTGCACCAAAAATGCTCCGTGATTTCAAGCGCGATGCTCGTAAAATTGGTGACCCAGCTAAAAAAGCCATACGTCAAGCCTTTGCAGCAGCAGGACAATATGGACCTCTAGGTGCGCCTAACAGAAAAGGTCGCTACTACGACAGGATGTATACATCCTTTCTCGGCCATCTAAGCTGGCACAACGCTCGCGCTTTTGCAAACCGCAGAGGCATAGATGTAAATTACAAAAACCGCAGAGAGGGCAAAGCCCTGCAAAGCCTAAAGGCATCTCAGGACGGAACAATCTCTATTGTGAGAGTTGTTGTTCGGCCACCTGCATTTATTGTTGCTGACATGGCGGGCAAGAGCAATAGGGCAAGAAAGTCGCCCGGAGAGCTATCTAAGCCGTACCGCATAAACCTGTTCAATCAAGGTATTGTTACCCGCAGGCACAGAGTAAATGTTGATAACACTAGAAACTGGATTCTGAGACTAAATGCCGAGGCACAGGGATCGGGACAAACAAGGCCGTCGCGTTACGCTTGGCCTGCTGCCGAAGAACACTTGCCAAAGGCTAGAAAAGATGCGTCTGCCCTTATGGATAGAACTATTACTGAAATCAACAGAATGCTAGGTGCATAATGGCATTGCAGAACATCCTTATACCTTTTGTTTCGATATTTAGGTCAGCAGGTCTAAAGCAAGCACAGAGCGCCCTCGGTGGTCTAAATAAGCAGTATGACAACCTTGGAAAGACTATTGGTGCTGCCGTTGGTGCAATGGCAGGTTTCAGTGCGCTACAAACCGCCCAGCAGTTTATTACTCAGTCCGTAGAGTCTACTCAAAAGTTCGAGCGCAACCTTCTTGCCCTAAATCAAGTTTTTGAGGACGCTAC